CAATGCGCGCTCGGTCGCCTCAGCCTGCTCCATGACCCAAGCTTGCCGTTGCCGGTGCTGGTCTGCTTGAAGGTGCTGAATCGCCGCGCGTGCCTGCTCCAACTGGCCCTTACGCGTGTCGTGAAGCTCTTTCTGTGCGAGGTAGTAGGCGGCGTCCTGTTGCGCCCACTCGATGGGCGGCGGATTGCCAACCTGCGACTCAAAGAACTGCTCCAATGCCTGAAGGCGTTGGACCTGCTCGTTCAGTGCCGCTTCGTGACGCTGGCGCAATTCACCGGCTTGCGCCTTGGCGGTTTCAGCCGCCTTGCGCTCGTCGGCAACTGCCATCGTCTTCTGTGTGTAGTCGAACCCCTTCTGCGCCATGTCCAGGAGTTCGGACTGCTTGAGGGTCACATCCTTGCCATCGTGCTTGATGGTGAAAGTGGCTTCCTCTTGCTCGCCGTCCTCGCCCGACTCGTCAGTTTCGGATTCATCTATTTCGGACTCTTCGGATTCCTCGCCGCCCTCCGATTCATCCTGCGCTTCTTCGCCGCCCTCTTCGCCCGCATCAAGCGAGACAATGTCGTCCAGCGATTGCACGCCTTCGGACGGCTGCGTTACCGCTTGGCCTTCCTTGTTACTCATGTTTGAACATCCTTGTGATTACGGGCAGGCTCCATGCCTGCTCGATCCCTTGCGGGATTTGGTCAGAGCGGTAGGATTTGAACCTACGGCTTCCTGGGTCCAGGCCAGGCTCTCTACCAGGCTGAGTTACGCTCTGTTGTTCGTTACAGCGGCACCCTCTCGCCGCTACTCAGGACGGCCAACGGCTCGCCCTTGTGAATGACTGCACCACCCCACACGCCCTGCCACGAATCGTCAACGGCTTCCGGCCAATAAACGTGGCAGACGGGGCGGCCATCGCGTTCTAGCTCGCTCAGGCGGCGTTTCGCAGCCTGCCAGTCAAGCGTTCTCCCAACGTGCGCTTCCGCTGCAACTCGGACAGTGCCACCTTGCCCGTCCGCATTGTGGCTTCCAGCACCTGCCGCGACTTGTCCAGCATCCGCAGCGCCAGGTGCAGGTGCTCCCGTTCGTCCTTGTCCCTTGATTCTCGCCACTTTCGAGTAATCTCCTGTTCGATCATCGCGAAACTATCCTGGTAGACAGGGTTCGCCAGTATGTCTTCCGCCAAGCGCCCGCGCTCGACTTCCTTCTCATCACTCAATGACTGTCTCCTGCGGCTGGAATGCCGCCAGCAACTGGCCTACTAGGTCGGCCAGTGATTCGACGCGCTGCCCCAATGCCTCGATGGCCGTTCCGTCGGCCTGTTGAGCGACCTTCTGCGCAGACTCCACGTCGCTACGCCGCGATGCGTGTTGCTGCAACTGGTAGTCGGCGACGTCCTTGGCCTCTTGGTGGTCCAGCTTCCTATCCTCTAGCCGCAGCTTGGCCGCGCCAAGAGCGAGGTCGCCTTCCTTGGCGGCTTTCTCTGCCTTGAGACCCTCGTTTTCCTGCAATAGCCGTTGCAACTCCTGCTGCATCTGCTGCATCTGCCCCTGAACCTGCTGTTGCATCTGCTGGAATGCCTGCGGATTCGGTGGCATCCCGGTCGGCTCTTGGTCCACGAACTTTTCAGGGTTCTTGAACTCGTTGGCCTCGACGGCGAGCCGGATCAACTCGCTAACATGCTGTGGACGCACGACTCCGGCCTGTACGCCTGGGCCTAGGATCAACTGACCCAGAGACATGATCCGTGCCATCTGCTGTTCTTTCGAGCCCGACCCAAGGCCAATATTGATTTTGACGTGGTACTGGTTCCGGAACTCGCTCGGGTTGATCGGCACAAACTGGCCGTTGATCGCGACCATTTCCGGAACGCTTTGGTGCTGGATGGAGAGCTTCAGCAGCTTGGCGAACAACTGGCGCATGCCGACACCGAAGAACCTGGCGATAAGCTCGATCCGCATATCGGCCTTGGCTGTCAGCAGCTCAGTACCGCGCGCCGTCTTGTTCAGCGCGTTTTGGTCGGTGCCGGCCGAGTAGCGGTTGAAGCCCGTCCGGTTCTCTGCCCAGCTGGCGACCCATTCGTTGAACTGGTAGGCCGGCGCGCCCAGCGAAGGCTGCACGATAGGCTGCAACGCATCCTGCGCCGACCCTTGGCCTCGGATAACGCCGCCTGGACGATTGTCCAGCACATCATCCACGTTCACCGAGGCGTTAGTGTTGATGTAGATGCGGCCGTTCACCGACAGCAGCATGTTGTCTTCGATGGCGCGGACCGTTCGCGTGCGCAGCTTCTGCGGCTCGATGGCGCGGTCCGCCGGACAATCACCGAAGAAGGCATGCGGGCGTGGAATCGGACAAATCCACACAAACGGATGGTCGTCCACCTGCTCGATAGCAACGCTGCCGTCCTCGTAGACCGCCAGCTTGTCATCGATTAAGCAGACTTTGACCCACTCGGCCACGCCATCCGCGTCTGCATCCAGCTTGATGTAGCACTCGGAATAGCGAACCAGCGCGTGCGAGTCGTGAGGAACGTCATAGTTGAACGAATCCGTCTCGCCCAGCAGTTCCAAGGCTTCGCTATCGGTCGGGCCGCCGTCTGCGGCGCCAACTCCACTCACGTTGTAGCCGTCCTGCGCAAGCTCGTACTTGCGGCGGTACATTTCTTGGCCGATGGCGGCCGGCTCGGCGCCCCAGCGGGCGTTTTGGTCCACGCGCATTTCGTGAGGCGCACAGGCCATGATGCGGATGGTCTTCCGGCGCGACTCCTTGCGCACCGTGAAGGTCAGTAGACCGTTGTCGTCAACCTCAGGCTCGGAGGCCGGCTCCCACCCGTCCTGCATGAGCATCAACAATTGTTCCTGCGTCTGCCCTTCGTACTTCTGTTTGGCGTCGTCGGCCTCTTCCTCGGCCCACACCTTCACGAAGCCGACCTTTTGGATCAGCGCATCCTTGAACCAATCGTAGATGACGCCAACGCCGTCATTGCGGACATAGAACAAGTGATTGACGTAGGCGGTCGCTAGCTTGGCCTCCTCTTCGCTGCCTGGCTGACCTTGCCCCTCAAACGTCACCGCATCATCGCTGCCGACGAACATCCGCATGATCTGAGGCAACATGCCTTCGATGGTGTCGGCAACATCCGTAGCCACGAAGTCAGAGCGGTCGGCAACCTCTGGCGGCGCAAGTTCCCCCACGGGCTCGGCGTTGTAGAACTCCAAGTTCCGCAGGCGTGCGCGGCTAACATCGGAGTCCGGGCTGCCCAACGCCGTGGCGATGAACTCCCGCGCAACACTCTCGATTTGCTCGTCCGTGAGCTTTTCGGCCATTACTTCCGTTTCCTCATTCCGTCAGCGAATGTCAGCGCCGATGTGCGTATGTCGCTCGGCATTCCGTTCGGGTAGTAGTTCGGCCAGGCTTCGCGGGCGGCGCGTATGGCGTCCGCTTCACTGTTCCCGGCTATCAGCGTCTGCACATACACCTTGGTCGCCTTCCGCTTTAGCTCGGCGGCCGCGCATGGCTCGCTCATCGGAGTCTCTTGTATTTGATCGGCTGCATTGCCTGCGGCTGCGGTCGTTGCTGGTAGTCGATTGCCATGCCGCCGAAGCCGTCACAGGCGTGGCTGGACCAGTCGTGATCCGGCCCAAGGCCCATGCCCCTCGCGTCATCGCGCTTTTCGTGATACCAGCCCAGCGCATCGCGACCAGGGCCAGTCGTTGCCTCGTTAAACCAAACCTGCGGGAACACGCGGCGGACGGCCTCAATGCGGGCCGTTGCCGCGCCAGCGCCAATGTTCGGCATCGTGCGAACGTTGAAATTGGCGTCCTTGAACGCGCTCTCATACGTCACGCGATACACGCGGTCATGGTTAACGCCGTCGTGCGGCAGGACAATCTCTGCCCGGTCATATCCTCGGCAGCGAAGCCAGTGGACATGCTCGCCAACTTCCTGCCCAACGGCCTCGTAGTAGTCCAGCACGCGAATCTGCTGCCCCACGAACTGGACAATCCAAAACGTGAAGGCGTCTGACCGTTGTGACGTGCCGCCAATGTCCGCGTAGGCGCGAACCGGCAGCAGCGGATCAGCGGCTAGAGCCCCGATGCGCCCCTGCGCTTTGCACTCGGCAAGCTGCTTGGCGAAGTACGCGCCCTCGGCAACCGTGACGTAGCCGCCTTCCCAGATGTGGTCGTACTGGTCCGGCTGCATGCGCAGACAGTCCAGTCGTTCTTGCTCAAGCTCTGCGGTGAACCAGGGGTTGTCCCGCCAGTTGGCATGCACAACCTTGGCCCCGGTGGGCAGCTCCTTGCCTCGAAACAGTTCGTCTACCGGGTCCGTCTTTCGGCGTGCGTTCCAGCTAAACCACAGCTCCGAGCCTGGCGCGCGGATCGTCGGCCGAAGCAGGCTCAGGCTGTGGGATGTGGCCGACTGCGCCTCTTCCCACCAGGCCCGCTTGAACGCCTCAAGCGACTTGATGCTCTCGGCCGTGTAGTCCTGCATGCCCTTGAAGATGACTAGGCCATCCTTGGGCGTCTGGATCACGTCCCGAAACACCTTGAAGCCTTGCGGCTCGCCTAAGCCGAAGTCGCGCAGCTTGGCCTCGATCAGTGCTTTGCTCGACTGTGCGAGATCTTTCTGGACTTCGCGGATGCAGACCGACCGCAATCCCTCTCCGGACTCGCCTGGCTCACATAGGGAGTCCTCAATCAGCTTGCCGGCGAAGAAGTGGGACTTGCCCGAGCCGCGTCCGCCGTGTGCCGCCTTGTAACGCGCAGGAGCAAGCAGCGGCTCAAAGACGGCCGCTGTATCGATCCGTAATACGGTCATTCGGTTCTGACAATACGACGCTCAATCGCCTCGAACTTCAGCGGATTGTCAGCGTCGCCAGCCACGGTCAGAGGCAGAAGCTTCGGATAGACGCTAGCCCAAAACGCCTTTTCGTTCTGAGGGTCGGACTTCGCCCACTCCACCAGCCTTTCCATTCCGCCTAGCGCTGTTGCCGCGCCCGCGATGACGGCCTTTGCCTCTGCAGTGGTTTTGTTAACTGAGCCTTTCGGGCGTCCGCGCTGCTTCAATGGCGTCGGATTTGGGTTCGCCATTTTCATTTCCTACTTTATTCAGGCTGCCGTTAGGCTTGGCCCCAAAGATTCGCGCCCAGTTGTCCGAGAAAGTTTTGTCGTCCACGGCAAAGGGGCGTGGCATTGATCCCTTCCCACTCACCTATTCGCCTCGTATGCCTTGAAAGACTGGATAGTCGTTACATCCGGACGCCGGTACTCGACCCAATTTGGTAGCGATACGAACTTTCCGCCACGCTTCGCCTTAACTTCGTAACTAAGGTTTGGCATGTTTGTATAGGTGGCGAAATACTCATTGAGCAGTTCAGCCATTCGAGCCTGCCAGTCATCCGGCATTTCGTGCATCAGGGATCGCGGCATCACCAGCCACGACGCTCTGGACAGTCCGAAGACTCCCCATAGCGCAGCGTGCCCCTCTGGCTCGCGCATTACGCCGTCCTCACTGCGAACGTATGAGCCGCCAGCCATTACTCGCTCTGCGCCTCATACGCCTGAATCAGGGCTTGGACGTGGGCGTCGGCTTCTCGGCCGATTCCAATAATTCGCCCGACAGCCTCTGCTCGTAGTTTCCGCTCTGCCTCAAGTTCGCCGGCAGTGGCTGCACGGTCGGACAGACGCCCGGTTTCGCAGGCTGCCCAATGCTTCCGCAGCCGCAGAGAGCCATTGGCAAGCCCAGCCACAATGCGGTCAGCTTCAGCCTGTGCATCCTTCTTCCCTTGTTCGTATCGTTCGGCGGCGGCGTTCGTGCCTGCCTGCCGTTCCTGCTCGACCTTGCGAGCGTTCGCCTGTGCCAGTGCCTCAGCCTTGTTGGCCTTGGCTTCCAGCGTGGCAATTGCCAGGTCAGCGCTGCGATCGCGCCATTCCCAGCCCAGCCATGCGGACAGCGCCAGCAGGCCCAGCGCAATGAGTGCCTTGACCTGCATTCGTTTCTCCGTTTAAGGCGACGCCAAAACGAACGTGCAGCCGCTTCGGTCGGTCATCGCCGATACCACGCCGACAACCTGACCCTTGTTGTTCATCAGCCCGCTACCGGAATCCCCATGGCAGATCGTCGCCACGACCACAATCCCCTTTCGGGACACCTTGGCGATGTAGCCCTCTCGGTAAACCTCAGGCTCGCCCATCGGATTACCGAACCAGCGCACCCGGTCGCCGACCAGTGGCTTGCCGCGACTGGCCCAGCGGTCGAACCGAACGCCCGTGACCGTCACCACCACCGCATCTAGGCCCGCGCTTGCCACGCTCGTCGCCGTGACCTGGGCGCCGCCCACTGCCCTCAGCTCGTCACCTCGGACGCAGTGCTGGGCCGTCAGCACCTTGTCGGGTCCGACCGCCGTACCGCTGCATACGCCGCCGCTGGCGAACTCCAGGCGCTTAGCTGTGGCCGCTATGTCTGCAACCGTGGCGCAGCCGCTACAGCCTGCCAGGATCGGCAGCAGTAGCAGGCCGACCAGCTTCATGCCTTGGTCACCGCCTGGTCGCCAACGTTCCCCGCGAGGTACAGCCCCAGCACCCAAGCCGACTGGCTGAGCCACTGCTGGCTGTCGATCTTGCCGGCGATGAAGAAGGCCAGCCCTGCCACGAAGGCAGCGCAGGCGAGGATGAATTTCCGGGAGGCGTAGCGGGATTCGCTCATGCCTTGCCCTCGCACATGGCCCGCTCAGCCTCACGTCGCCGAACAAGGCCACGAACCTTCTTGCCGCCCGCATAGACCCAGCGGCCAATCTCGGCGCATGCGCCCTTCCAGTCGCCCGCATTGGCCTTGCGCTGCAGCGTGGACCCGCAAACCGCCCGTGGTCCTACGTTGAACGCCAGCGAAGTGACCGCCGCCAGTTGGTAGTCCGTGCCGCCGACGATGCAGCGGCGAACATGCCCATAGGCCACCGCCAGGTCACCCGTCAGCAAGGCTTCGCACTCCGCAGGCGTCCGTGCTGGCTGGCCCGCCTTCACGTCCGGGCCGGTGTGGCCGTAGCAGACCGTCGGAACGCCAACGATGTCCTTGTAGACCGGGAGACTGCGACCCTCCCATGGCTTGACGATGCCAGCGGCTAGCGCAATCACGCCAGCAGCCGCAGCAATGGCAATCCTGCCCTTCACTTGCGCTTGGCCTTCCATTCCCGGCGCCACTTCCAAAGCAGGTACCCGAGCTGGGCGACGACGTATGCAATCGTCACCGCATACATCCACTCCTGAACGCCCCACCCAGCCGCCGAAGCGCCAACAACCGCAATCGCGGGGGATGTCTTGATCGCCGCCGCGCTGGCTGCCTCGGATAGTTCGTGGTTCACATGCGGTCCCCTATTGCTTGCGCTTGCCGCGCTTCTTTTGCTCCACGCGGTAAACGTCAACCGGAGCGCTCGTGTTCGGGTCTACGGTCGCAGCAGCCAATACCGCCTGCTCCGCCGTCGCCCCATAGAAATTCATCGCGGCCATAGCGGCCTGCGCACCGGACCCCAGCGCATACGCGCCCAGGACCGGGATAAACGTCCATTGGGGGTCGCTGTAGTAGCCGACCCTGCCATCACCAAAGGCCACCAGAAGTTCGGCGTCTTTCAGCTTGGGGGGCGCCCCTTTGGGCCTTGCCAGCCAATCCAGCGCCCGCTGCAGGCGCACGGAATCGCCTGCGCCGCCGGCAACACCCCCGCAGGGGAGCCGAACCAGCTTGGGGCCGCGATTCATCACCGCGCCCGCCGTTTCCTGAGTGTCCGCCGCCATCGCCCCGTCTCGATAGGCGATGGTCGTCATTCTGTCCTCGGTGAATGGAGCCGCTCGTAGGACTTGAACCTACAGCCGACCGCTTACAAAGCGGCTGCTCTGCCGTTGAGCTAGAGCGGCTTGAATGGTGCCAGCCGGGTATGGCTTGCCCCGGCGACACATGGATCGCTCAAAAGCGGGCGTCCGGACAGAGGCTGTGCTGGCAAAGAAAGTTTGTTGTCTTCCCAACCCACTATCACCCCTGAATCTAGAAAGGGGATTTCAGAGCTTGTCGCTCATTGTCGATGGCTTCACGCGGTAACAGCCAGTTCCCGTCATATCGATTGCGCCATCGAAGCCGCTGCCCCATCCCCACTTGCCGCGCGGCGCTTCAGGCTCAACCCACCGATCCCGCATCCATACTTCCCGCACGGCAATCTGGAGACGCACGAAATATTCGTCCATGCTCGCCTTGTTCCGGGTGTAGACGTAGTTCCGCAGCTTCCGGTACGTCTTGGGGTCGACCCCTGCAACGTCGGCAATGTCCTGGCCAGCGATCAGCCATTCGTGCTTGTTCAGCCGGTAGAACGCGTCCCAGCCGGCCAGGGCGCCCATCTCCTCAGTCGGCAGGCCCGTGCGGATCAGCCCAGACTCGGCTGCGGCAATCGCGAACGCCACGCACCAATCGCGCAGGACCTGCCGTAGATGCGAATCCCCCGCGTAGACCGTCCGGTAAAGCGCCCAGTTCGGGAATCCGTTCTGCCACTCAGCCCGCACCCTGCGGTCAGCATCGATGATCTTGTCGGTCACCTGGCCGACAAGGTAGGTCTCGAAGTCAAGGCCGCGAACGAACCAATCGCCAGCCATTACGCAGCCCTCGCCAGTGATAGCTTGTATTCCGCGTCCTTCACCGTCTTGCGCAGGAACGCCCCTAGGCTCATCCCCTCGTACTTGCGGCAGAGGTAATCCAGCGTCAGCGGCATCACGCAGTAGTCGCCGTCCCGGACCTCGTTCAGCACGACAACGCCTCGCCAGTGGCCTTGGCCCTGTGCGCCCCGGTAATCCTCGTCGTGTAAGTACGCCGATCCTGCGACTAGGCCGTGCCAGTTCGCGCCACTGGCCTGAATCCGTGTTCCGTAACGGAACCCCTGCTCGTGCCCCTGCACAAAGCTGCACCCGATCTTGTTTAGTCGGTTATCGATGGATCCGCCGATGGCATGCGCGCTATGGCTGGACTGGAAATAGTGCGAGTACAGGACGCCGTCCTGCCAGACCCGCTCAAGGAACGGATGGCGCTCCCAGTCACGGGTCAGCAGATGGTGCTCGCCAATCGTGCCGGCCCACTTAGGCGCGTTGTTGACGGCACGATTGATTCGGTTCTCATGGTTGCCGAACAGAAACACCTTTCGCGGGCTCCATTGCCGTTCCTTGTTACGCCTAAGACGGGCTTGCTCGGCCTCCATTGGCGCACACAGGCGCGAGAAGGCCTCGTTACCAGCCTGCACATCGTCCTCGTACCGCGCGCCCTCCATCTTCATGCTGCCGGGACCGTCGTGCATCGACAGACTAGGCATGTCGAAATGGTCTCCGATGTGGACAACCGTGTCGGGCCGATAGTCCACGATGGCTTGCGCAATCCAGTCGATATGCGCAGTAGGAACTCCGGGGCGCACTTGGGTATCAGGCAAAATAAAATGACGACTCACAATTCCCCCTTCATGTAAGCAATCATCCGCTCTAAGTCTTTAATTGATGCGTCCCCTTTCATTCTGTTCGCTCTACGAGATATGACTCGCACGTTCCCCCTTACGTAGCCAAGAGAGTTGTCCACGCGATCTAGTGACGCCCCATTTCTAGATGCAGCCGAAAGAATTGAAATTTCATCGCCAGTGATAGGGCAATGAGTCGGAACGGTCACGTCTTCTAGAGTTATGGCGAATTCCTGCCCGTTAGCCTTTGCCCTACTCCTTGCGGTTCGCCACAAGTAATAGGCCGGGTTTGCCATATACCGGTCAGCCCGAGTGGCGTCATTTCGCTTCTTTTGCTGTTCCCACCTGTCAGGATTCCTTGCTCTCCATTCCCTGAGTCGTTCCCGGTTATGTTCTGGATTACGTCTGAGAGCATTTGGGTTTGGCTTTGGCCCTGGCTTAACCATTCAATCCCCCTGCTCCGTCATCCAAGCCGTAGCGCTCGCGTAGGCTTGCGGGCTGTGTTCGCGGGATGCCTCGCCGTGTTTCAGGCCGGCCGTTGCGGCGTCCTCGTCGTGCAGCTCCATCAATGCGGCGACTATGGGCGAGTCCGGAACGTCTTCGGGCGTCAGAAACGGTCTAGCCTTTGCGACGTTGGTCGCCCCGCGAGCAATGGGCGCGCCTGCCGCTTCCAGTTCCTTTTGCAGCATCGCCAACGCACGCCATGCGACCTTGGCACTGTGCAGGACGCCATCGGTGTCCGTCGTTCCTCGCTGCAACAGGTGGCGAATCAGGGCGTCCGCCTCGTCGCCGGACTTGGCCCTGTTCCAATGCAGCGGTTGGCCGGGGTTATGCTGGTCGTTGCCTTTGGCCGACAGGCCGGCTACGGCGACCAAGGCCGAAGGGAAGTAATCAATCAGGCCCGTGGCAAGCGGGATTGTCTTACGGGCCTGAGCGTCGTCGGGGAGCGTCATGCGTTCACCCTGGGCTTCGGCAGCACCTTCAGCGACTTCATGTCCTCTGTACGAAAGTAGCTTCGGCCGACGCGAATGCATTTCACTGCATGGACTTGTTTACCGTTAGCCGCCTTGTGGGCCTGCTCGCAGGTGTGAGCGAAGTTTTCCTCATAGACAGGCACTTCGAAGGGATACCCTAACTTCGATTCAAACCTCGTCTTGCCCGTGTCTTCGCGCCAGCAGTAGAGCGTTACAGTCGCCGCCTTGCCGATTACTTCCTTGATTTCCAGTTCGGTCGGCGCAGTCACTGGCACCGCCGGATAGTTCGGCAGGCCATTCCTAAGCACACCAAACGCAGCCTTCCAGTACCAAGCAGCCATCTCCGCCCCCTTTGGCGGTTTCGTGATGGCACCAGTAAAGCGATTACCTGTGCAAGTGTCCTAGCCAACCTTGCAAAACTTTCGGTGCCTGTCTGCCATGTAATAGACCGTTCGCTCGGCTACCCCTAGCCGCTCGGCAGCAACAGATCTCCCAAGCGGCAACAACTCCGCCGCCTGCGCGTCTCGCATGCGCTTGTCGTGGGCAGCCCGATACCTGCCAACCAGTTCCCCTAGCGCAAGTTCAAACTCGACACCCGCGCCGTATTCGGCCCGCATGGCGTCGCACAGTTTCAGCATCGCGTCGTCGGTCGGTCGCATCGCTACCCCCCCCCCTACATCCGGCTGGCCGCATACGCCACGCCAAGCGCAGCCCACGCGTGCGATGAAACCCCATAGCAAGGGCCTGGCGCGGACTTCGTTCCTTTCGGCCCGAGAATCCGTTGCAGCCCCGCATTGACCTCCTTATCCCCGGCGCGATGGTTCAGGCCAAGCGATTTCTTCACCTGACGGCGCGGAATCATCAGAACTTGCTCCGGGTCTCCGCTGGATAGTCGGAAGCGCTCTTCCCATCGCACGGTATAGAGGCTTTCATCGGCCAATGGCTGCCCGGTGGCGACGAATAGCTCAATCGCCATAATGTCGCTATTGTCGTCACGAACGATTTGCAAAACGTCATCGTTGGGGAGCACCCCAGCAAACAAGACCCGGTCTCCATCAAAGCGGACTAGTCCGGACTGCGTGGGCCCCGGGTCTATGGCAAGAATGACCATCACGCAACCCTCAGCATCGGCGCGCCGCTGACCGGGTAGCGCCACTTGTTAGATTTCACGTCCAGCAGCGATTCCCCAAGCGGACGCGGCCACACGTATTCACCGGACACTTTTCGCCCTGGCTTGCACCTCGGCTGCGGAATTGGCTTTCCTGTCCGCAATCTGTTAGCGGCAATCTGCCGCTGCGTCCGACACTCCTTGCACGCAGAGTGGCGCCCCATTGCCGCCGGGCCTGGGCTGTAGGCGGACAGTGACTTGACCCGTCCGCAGCGACTGCATTTCTTCATACTCATGCAAATATTGCCTCCGTAATGTCGTATTTCTTCAAGCCCGGATTGACGATTACGTATTCCAGTTTCCACAGCTTCGGCGCGTACTCGGCATAGGCGCGCAGCCACGCCATGCGCCGATCCTCGCGCTCCATCGTGTTGCCTTGGTCAAGCAACTGGTGGCAGTGGCGGCAGGCAGGCACATGGAAGCAGTCGTGCGCCTTCATCCCCATGCCCTTGCCGAACATCGGCCAATTGGCATGGGCTGGCTCGCCGTTTCCGCCTACACAGCCGGGGAAGCGGAGCATGCAAGGGAATTCATAGGCCAGGTCCAACAGTTGTCTGTCGCGCTGATTCATGCGGCACGCTCCATCGGTACAAACACGCCAGCACTAGCCGCAATTCGCTCGACCATCGCCAGGAACTTGTTGAACTCGTCCGCCTTGATTACGTTGCGCTTCCCGTTCTCGTCGCGCGTTGTCGTGCGACGCGGGAAGCTGGCGACGCCTTCTGGGTTGCGCGGCGTCTTCGGGACCGGCTTGTCCACCCAGCCGAAGAAGGTTCCACACATGAAGGCATGGATCCCGTTGTCCCCGTCAACCTCGTAGCCCATTGCCTCCGCAATCGGCGGGTACGCCACGCCGAACAACAGGCTGTTCTGCTCGTTGCTGCGGGTTTTCTTCCACGGCGAGCAGCTAACCTCAAGCGGCAACGGCTGGGTCAGCATGAAGGCCAGATACCGCTCTCTTTCCGCTTCGTTTGCCAGCTTCACTTTCGCATTCCTCCCGCGTTCCGGTGATTACCCAATCCTTCCCATCCGTCAGCGTGTATCTCCACTCGTCCCGCACCAGCGCCTTTCACAGGAAGAATCTCGGCGGGTCGGATTCCAGGTGGTAGTTGGATTTCTTGAGCCATTTCATGCCGCCTTTAGCCTTAGCGTTTCTCGTTTGGGGCCAGAAGCTGCCGCTCGCATCATTGCCAATGCGGCAATCGGACAAACGCCCCCCGCCTCCGCTATCTCCGCCGCATTGCAGCCGTGAACCATCAGCGCCCATACGTCGGCATCGGTAAGCGGGCGCGTCGGCTTGGCCGTCCAGTCGAAGTCAGTCATGACGCCCCCCGATGCTTTGCCGTTGCCTCGGCAATCTTCCTGTCGCGCTCTGCCGAGTCGATTTCTCCGCGCTCATACTGCTGACGGGCATAGCTCACCGCGTTTTCCAGCGGCGTCTCGCTCGGGCCGGCAGGCTTTCCACGTGGAACACCGGATGAGGCCGTTGCAGTGGAGCCAGACTTTCCGGCCTTGTTCTGCTCCTGACCCAGCCAACGAGTCACGAAACGCAGAACGCCGCCGCGAGTCTTGCGGTTCGCCGGGTTGGCAATCAGCCATCCGCGCATGGCACGAAGCTGTGACGGAACGTCAACGGCCCGATACAGGTCGGCAAATTCACGCACCTGCGCCTCGGTCACGCCGTACTCGCTTCCATCATTCAGCGGCAGCAAGGCGGCTGGGGGCTGGCCCGCAGGGTCGGCCCCATCAATACCGCCTCCGTTTACGAATACGCCTCCGCCTCCGCCTCCGTGCGCGGATGACTGACCATTGACAGACAATTGACCGTCATCTGTCCGCCAATCATCCGGCAGCGGGTACTTGGCGCTGTTCGCCCGCGTCCTTTGGCGAAATTTCGGAATTGCGATATAAGGCTTTCCCTCGGACTCGTATTGCACGATCAGCGAATGCTCGGCTAGCTCACGCAGCCACTCGCTTACCTGTGCAACAGTAGAGTCACGCAGCGGCAGGCACTTTGCCCGCACGATTACCGGACGCCCATCAAAAGCGCCGAAGTCATCCGCAACTACTACCAGGCGGTAGAACAGGCATTCGGCCTCATACGAAACCATCGCCAGCGTTTCGCTTGTGGTGATACCCTCACGGATGATCCGGTTAGGCATCAGAACAGCCCCCCGCTTTTTGAAACTCGGAACAGAATCGGGGTCAAGGCCTCTGCCACATCGTCTGCGCAGCCAACGGCGTTCCGGTAAATGTCGCTTCCCGTGAATCGCATCACGGGGAACCCAGCCTTCAGGAAGAAGCGGTCACGCTCTTTGTCCCGCGATGCCTGCTCCTTACTCTTTTCGTGGAAGGCGTGCCCATCACACTCAACAGCTACCCCGCCGACTTCGCTGCTGCACTTGAACCAAATAAGAAAGTCAGCTTTGTACTTCCCGATCCGGGCTTGCGGCGTAATCCAGAACTTAAGCGCAGAGGCCGGCTCTTTGTGGTATTCATCCTCTGGGCCCTCTAGGTAGTCAATATCCGGAAATCCGGACCAATCAAAGTTCATCCAAAGAAGCGCGCCAAGCAGGCGATCTTCAATAGGACTTCCGGTGCGGTCCCCGTTATAGGCATCGCCGAGTGCCGAATACCGCTCGGCGATGGTCATAACGAATGCTTCTGGGTCGCAGTGCCCGTCATTGGAATCCGGCTCCATCCAAAAGCCGTGAATGCCTGATAGGACCCATTTCCCCATCGCGGCCGAAAAAGACTCAACCGCCTCCGACGGTGCATTTTCGCTAAGGCTTGGGCTGTAGTCCTGCCGCAGCTTCTCAAAAAGTTTCATCACTCCCCCTTATCGATCCCAGCAACGATCCACCGGGCTATGACGATCTGGATTGCCCTGGCCGTAGCGTTGCAGCGTTCGCAGTCCTCACGGGCCTCCCGGGTGCGCTGTAGGGTCTGTTCTCGGGTCATGTGTTCCTCCACCACACCGACTTCCCATGAAGGCGATCACAGGAGATGAGGCCGGCACGCCGTAAGGCTTGGATGCGACGGTCAACTACCCGCCACTTACCCAGCACAAGCGGGTGACTGTTGACCCTGTGATTGATTACGTTCCAGTTGAGCGGACCATTGGCCAGCAACGCCATGATCTGCTCGTCAAGTTCGGTGTACTTGCTCATGCCGCAGCGCCTCCAGGTGGCGGCATCGGCCGCGTATAGCTCCGCAGCCATGCCTCGCGCTCGCGCTTCTGCTTGCAGGCGGCGAAGTCGATCACCTGCGCAGGCTTGGGCGCGTGCGCCTCCCAATTGATGCGGACGATGGTCATTGCCATCTCGGTAGCGTTCATTACGCGGCCCTCGCTCTCAGGTCGGCGTTCTCGGCCTCAAGTCGCGCCATCCTTTCCTCAGGCGATTCGACACGAGGCACCATGTCCATGCCGCAGCTATGGGCAACCCATTGGCTCCACCCCCAGTTCCGCACTGAACGGGCGAACGTCAGTGCCAAGTCGGCGGGCATGTGAGCGTTGCCGGCCACAATCCGGGACAGCTGCGAAGGCTCCATGCCAATGTCGTTGGCCACCTGGCGCTGGGACTTCTTCCCATAGCGAATCGCCAGCATCACCGCCTCGCCAGACGTTCGGCACAGGCCAATCAGGTGCGCCGGAACACGCGTCATTCCGGGGACTGGACCAATCAGCGCTAACTCGTGTTGCATCGTGTTGACTCGTGTTGACGGTTGATTTGCGGATGAAATTCAAGGCATGGACAACGCCCACGCGCTTATCGAATCAATCAGGTCTGCCCCGCCGAACGTCTCGGTCGTCGTTCGGATTGCAGGGCGTGTGTTCGCCTTTCGCTGGGTTAGCGGGAAGCTGGTGTATCGGGTGTTGCGACAGGAGCCAACGGCTGGCGTAGGATTCGCCGAACCGGGAACTCAAGGGGACTGAGCCATGGCCGAACTGCTGGATAGAGACTTTCAGCGGGAACTGCTGATCCTTGCTGCCGACAAATACCCCCAACCCGCTCCGTTGATCCAAGGGCTGGCGCTTGAGCGACGGACAAGGGTCAACGTGGCCTACTTGGATGAGCACGGCCTTATTAAGGCCATCTATTCGAGTACGCACGGCCGCCGTGTGCCGCCTTCCGGCGTATTGATCACGGCAAAGGGCATCGACTTCCTCGCCGACGATGGCGGCTTGAGCGCGATCCTGGGCGTGGTAACTGTCAAGCTCCATGAGGAGACCCTGAAGGAGCTTGTAGCTGCGAAGATTGATGCGTCTGACTTGCCGCCTGCTGAGAAGGCGAAATTCCTAACTCAGTTGCGCGAGCTGCCTGGCGAGACCACAAAACACCTTGTGCTGAAGCTCGTGGATGCGGGGCTTGAGAACTGGCACAAAGCACTGCCACTACTTCAAGGCATGCTGGGTTGACGGACATGCGGCGGAACAACAGCCGCAGCTCGCCCGTTAGCTGGATTTCCAGCTCATCGGTACCGGCTGGGATGCCTTCTAGGAACATCCCGTTCGAATGTAGGACGAGGGCGTCAGGCAGCATCCCTGGCCTCCTCGCTGGGAGGTGGGCCGTCCTTTCGACGGCCTCGGGGGCGCAAGGTCAGACCGGACCTCGCCAATATCTGGCGGACCCGCTCCCTACTAACCCCGTACCTGCCCCCGATACCCGAAAGGGTTTCCCCTGCCTTGTAGGCTTGGGCCATGTCGGCCTCGCGGCCGTAATCGCGCTGGATTTGTGCCATGCGCCAATACTAGGCATTGCCTATCTTTGGTGTCAAGGCATTGCCTATACCGCCTGTCGGAATGGTCTTATTAGGTAATGCTTACAGGTCCGGAACTCGGCAAAGCCATTGAGGAAGCGATGCGCCTAAAGGGCGTTAATCGCAGCGAAACTGCGCGCCATTTTGGCGTAAGGCCAGAATCGACCTATGACTGGACAAAATATGGACGGATCGCCAAAAAGCACCTTCCGGAGCTATTCAACTATTTTGCCGACGTAGCTGGGCCTGAGTTTTGGGGAATGCCGCCGTCTCAGTCTACGGGACTCGATCTTGACACTCTACAGATCGCGCTCGTCGCGGTCAGAAAAGCCATCGAGGCTGCAGAAGTCTCGATTGACCTATACAGCACCGCTCCTTTAATTGCCCTCGCTTACCGCGAGCGGTCAACGTTGCCGGCCAAGCCGACCAACGCACAATTGAAGGAATTCGACAGGCGAATCATTGAGCGGCTGGAACTGGGAGTGAGTAATGGCGAATGGGGAGAAGGACGAATTGCTGGAACTGGCAAAAAAGGCAATTCGGCAAGCAAGGCCCAAAAGGCGGCGAATCGGGATCGTTGAGGCTAATGGCAATATCTCGCCAATAATTGATGAAACACCTTGCCACTTTGTCAGGGATGTGCCAGCAAAAATATTGACAATGCACAAACGGGAAATGGAGACATAAGCATGGCTACCTGGCTCTTGTGGTCAGCAGGAATATTGATTGTTGCTGGCGCCTGGTATGCATTCAAAACATATGATGAAGTTGTTGCCATGCGAAAGGAACTAGCAAATCTCTCTGCATTTATGGAGAAAATTGCAGATACCCAAGGATGGCGCACGCGTCGAGGTGGCTGACATAAGTAAAAACCCCGCTTAGGCGGGGTTTCTTGTGTTCCATGTTGGAGTGCTCACACAAAGGCGTCGGCACTGACGCCAAATCGATCCTTTAGGCCTCTCACCTGGCGGATATTTATTTCGCGCTTTCCGCTCATAACCTCCGACACCACCCCCTGAGTCCCAATTTCGGGGAGTTCGCTTTGCGTCAGCCCATGCTGCGTCATAAGGAACTTGAGCATGGCTATTCCAGACACTTCCTTGGCGGGGTAGTGTTGGTCGTCAAAGTCGCCAATCAGTTCGCCCAAGGTCGCGGCAAGATTTGCCAGAGGGTGACCTTCGTCCGCAGCGCCGGCATCTAGCAGTTCATTCAGCGCCTCAACGGCAGCCTCATAATCCGCAATCGTGCGGATGGGCTTGAGAGGGACGGACTTCTCAAGGGCCACGAAGTGCTTAGTGATGGTCTTAATCTGAGCGTTCATATTATGGCTTCCACTCATCGTATTCGTTGTGAGTCAGTACGTGGCGAACGAATAGCATCTGTCGGTTGAAGTGGATTGCTGCGACGATCCGGTATTTATTCCCACCAATATCAAATACGTAGAAATCGCCCACCTTATCTGTTGCATTCATTACGGATTTCAGGGCAGCGAAGTGCTGGTATTCGCCTGATTCGATGATCTTTCTCCAAGCCTGTAGCGGCTCGTCCGCCTTCGGATGGATCTCTGCGAAATCCACGAGGGCTTTGTTGGAAATGACCCTCACGTGGCGGCATCTCAATTTGCGATGTGGCTATCCTATATCTCATTTTGAGATTAGGCAAGCGGTTTCTATCTGATCGCCCCGGAATTGCACGGGGTTTCATAGGTTTGGCGGCGGAAAGCTGAATGGAACTACCGTTCGTCGGCTCCTAGGTATTGCCTATTGCATATGACTAGGTATTGCCTATACTCCCATCCATCGCCCCGGCACCCGCCGGAGGGCATGGAGGGAAGGATGAACGCGAACGCATCGCTCAATGCACAGGCAGCGCTTCCGGCAATCGGAAGCAAGGGCACGTACAGCGGCTTCCCCGCCACCGTCGTCGGCCATTACTACGAAATGGTTGAGCTTCGGGTTCCGGGTGGCGTGACCTGCGTTTCTCCCTCTCTTTTCATCGAAGGGGGCCAGCAGTGAGCGCAATGATCGAGAGTTCCCCCACGGTCGCCCCGTGTGGTGTTGTGGGTGGGGTCGCTCCCCACCACGAGCCGGCCCAGGCAATGGCGCACACCGGCTCTGCGGACGGCGTAACCGTCCTTCCGGAGACGGTGCGCGACCTGATCGGCTGGGCAAATCGAGCGCTCGTGTATTTGGAGCATCCCGACGTGCAAGCGATGGGATTCGCTGCACATCCTGAACCTGTGGCTTTCCAGCTCCGAGCCGCTATCGCCCGCGCGCAAGGTGGTGTCCAGTGACCCACCTCCGCAACGCCCTCGCCTGGCTGGCTGATCGGGTCGATGGGCTGGTGTCGCTGCTCTCCGATTTGGCCGGCCGGATTCGCGGCAAGGCGGGTGAGCTGTGAGCCGCTACGACTTCCCCGGCCAAGCTGCTGCGGCTGCGCAGTACGACAACGCCTGCGATTGCTGCGAGCCGGCCCCGCGCGGCGTCGCGCCTGAGCCCATCGAACGCGAACCCTACGCCGACCGTGCCCGCGAATGGGCAGGCGTCGAATCCTGTTCACGCGCGTTCGTTCCGTCGAACCGGCAAGAAGGAGACGTATTTTGATTTCTTTCATCACTCCGACCGCGCTGCCGATTGAGGCTGCGACCACGATGGGCGTTTCCGTCAAGGAAATGGACGGCGCTATCGGCAAGTTCGGCACCGGTCTGAAATATGCCATTGCGGGCGTCCTGCGTCTTGGTGGAAAGCTTGAAATCAGCATCGACGGTCAGCACTACACGTTCATCGCGCGGGACGCGGACATTCGCGGCCACACCTTCCGGATTGTTCACTGCAACGACCAGGCCTGCGGGTTCACCACGGAACTTGGCAAGCATTGGGAGCCGTGGCAGTTGTTCCGGGAGCTGGCCAGCAACACGCTGGACGAAGGCGGCCATTGGGCGAGCGGTAACGCCCCGGACAGTCAGGGCCGGACTGTCATCCGTGTGGATTGCCGGCAAGTCGAGGAATCCGAACAAACGGAAGCCGTGTTCAGGCCGAAGTCCGAAGTCCTGATTAGCTCCACGCTGGGCGCGCAGATTTACGACGGTCCGTCTCGGCACTATTACTACCGGGGAATTCGCGCCGGGTCTTTCCCGAACATCGCGCCGGTCACCGTGGATGTCTCGAATGGCTCGCTTTCGGAAGATCGCCTGCTTGACCAATCCACCGTCGAAGCCGAGTTGACATGGACTTTCCGGTCAGCGACGCAGTTCGACGAAGGGTTGCTGCTGTCTGTCATGTCGCAATCCGACCCCTCTGATTTTTGGGTCCGCCACACCAACGACTATTCATGGGGCAAGCTGCCGGAGTGCGTGATCCGATTCCTGGCGGACCGCCCGAAGATGATCAACCACCCGGGCTTGCGCCGAGAGTTCGACGCGCACCTAAAGCGCGGCGGGTTCGCCAAGTGGCAGGAAATCCCGACGACGGATCGTCACCGTGCCCTGCTTGCTGCGGGAGAGCGCCTCTGCGAATCCATCGGCGTAGACCCTATCCCCGCCGACAAGGTGCATTTCACCCGCGACCTTGACGACCGCACGCTAGCGGTTACGTGCATGGATACCCGCGAGGTTTGGTTCAGCACGAAGCTGGCGGCAATCGGCAACGACGAATTCATGAGTGGATATGTCGAGGAAGCTATCCACGCAATGACTGGCTTCCGCGACTGCACGCGGGAATTCCAGAACATGCTGCTCTCCCTGCTTGTCGGCACGCAGCGCGAACCGATGAGGGCCGCCGCATGACGACCTACACCCCCAGCCGCCACGAACGCGGCCAGTGGATCACTCGCTTGATCTTCACCCTCCGCGGAATTTTCAGGGGATTTGCATGAACGCGAGCGAAGCGAAGGGCGTGCTGGCGGTCAGTGATGAGCAGATCGAGCGCGCTTTGCAGTCCAAATTCGGCCCTGACCATCAGCTTCGTCACTGGATCAGGGGCGGCACAGTCGCCGCGGGATACGACAAGTCCCACGTCGTCCGCGCCTTGATTGCGGAACTAGATTTAGTCCCCCGCGCCGCCGTGGCCGAGTTGATCGAGGCGGACAGGGAATATGACGTGGCCCGTCATGAGTGGGCCTTGCACGCTCCTTCCGGGCTGGGCGAGATCGACCGTCGCACCAACGAGCAGTACACGCGACTGAATTCTGCGAAGGACCGACGCGCCGCCGCCATCGCCCGCATCGTAGGTGCCGCATGACCCGCCGCCAACTCCTCAAAGCCATCGCCTGCTACTGGCTGGTGATCGCCATCTGCGCCGGCACGACGCTGACCCTGTGCCGCATCGTCCAAATCTACGCGCCGAATCCACATGTTCCGTTCATCGCGTCTAGCGCGGTGCGGGGTTGATTGAATCCAGGAGAGTTCAATGAAGATCGAAATCACGAATCGCTTCACGGGCAAAGTCATCTTCGGCGGCGAGTACGCAACGATTGCCGCGTGTCTACTGGCTGCGGTTGCTGCTGGCGCGGACCTGTACGGCGCGAACCTGTCCGGCGCGGACCTGTCCGGCGCGAACCTGTACGGCGCGGACCTGTCCCGCGCGGACCTGTCCGGCGCGGACCTGTCCGGCGCGAACCTGTACGGCGCGGACCTGTCCCGCGCGGAGTCTGCAGACCACGCTATCGCACAAACTCGGATCCTTCCAGACGGCGACCTGATCGGCTGGAAGAAGTGCTCGGCCGGCGTGATCGTGAAATTGCGCATCCCCGAAGATGCGAAGCGGAGCCACGCATTCGGGCGCAAATGTCGGGCCGAATACGCCGATGTTCTGGAGGTCATCGGCGCAGAGGTTGGCATCACCAATCAGCACGGCCCGCAGACGGAATATCGCGTTGGTCAGCGAGTCATCCCGAGTGGATTTGATGATGATTGGAAGAACGAGTGCGCGGCTGGCATCCACTTCTTCATCACCCGCGCCGAAGCTGAGGCGTACTGACGTGTTCGCCTTCGCCAACTACGCCAGCGCCCCGGCACACAAGCTGCTGTGCGATCAGCGCAACGACTACTTCGTGCAATCCGCCGCCTGTCCGGCATCTATCACCCAAAGCGCCGGGGATACCCGGCAGAGGATTTGAAGTGAGCGGACAAATTGTCCAATTCCAGCCGGCAGTTGAGAACTACGGATCCAGGTCGTTGACGGCGGCGGACGTTCGCGCACAGGTCAACCTGATGCAGGACGTGATGCAGGAAGTCATGCAGAAGGATACGCACTACGGCGTGATTCCTGGCACCAAACAGCCGAGCCTCTACAAGGCCGGCGCGGAAAAGATCATGTCCACGTTCCGCCTCGCCGCTGATCCGGAAGTTGATGACCTTGGCCGCGATGGTGAGGTTCATTACCGCGTTAAGGTTCGCATCCTGACTGCTTCGGGAAACTTCCTGGGCGCTGGCATCGGCGAATGCAGCAGCAGCGAGGACAAGTATGCATGGCGCGCTGCGATCTGTGATGAGGAGTTCGATGCAACACCGGAGAATCGCCGCCGGGTGAAGTTTGCCAAGTGGCAGGGCAAGGTCGAACAGAAGAAGCAGGTACGCACGAATCCTGCGGATGTTTCAAACACCGTACTCAAGATGGCGAAGAAGCGCGGCCTGATCGACGGTGTACTCACAGTGACTGCGGCCTCTGATCTGTTCACCCAAGACATTGAGGACTTGCCGGAGGACGTGGTGGCGGAAATCGTCGGACAGCAGAGGCCGCGTGGTGCTGCGGCTGTCGCTGTCCAACAAGCTACTCCCCAGGACGGCCCAGAGCGCGATGCGGCGCTCGCCGAAGCCTTTGATGTGGCTGACAACGGTGCTGATGCCTTCCGCGAGTTCTGGGCTGCCTGGCCGAAGGAAAAGCGAGCGTTAGTCACCGACAAGATGCAGGCCTTCAAGGCTCGCGCTGAGGAAGCCGACCGGAAATCTGCGGACAGCGCGGAGGCCGAATGATGGAACAGGGGACCCGTGAATGGTTGCAACTGCGAGCCGGGAAACTCACCGGCTCCAGGTTTGCCGACCTAATGGCCGTAACCAAGTCTGGCCCGTCTGCCAGCCGCGCGAACCTTCTTGTGCAGGTGGCACTGGAGCGCCTTACGGGCGAGCCTGAGGAGACGTATCAGAACGAGGCTATGCGCCGTGGCACCGAACTGGAGCCGCTCGCCAGAGGCGCTTACGAGGCGGAAACCGGAGAGCTGGTGGAGCTTGCGGCGTTCGTCTTGCACCCGTCCCTGCCTTATGTCGGCGTGTCGCCGGACGGACTGATTGGTCCTGATGGCCTGATCGAAATCAAATGCCCCGCATCGCAAGCGAAGCATCTTTCCGCCCTGCGCGGAGGGAGCCACGCCAAGGAATACGCCTGGCAGGTGCAGGGGCAGCTTTGGGTGACCGGCCGGAAGTGGTGCGACGTAGTTTCATACGACCCGCGTTATCCGGAAGGCCTACAACTGGCAATCACGCGCGTCATGCGTGACGAAATCGCAATTCGGAATCTTGCCGATGCCTGCGAAAAGGCAGAGGCGGAAATTACCCAAATCGGGGAAGAACTTACCCAACTGAGGAAAGCTGCCTAATGGCCAGTCCAACCAAGCGTTTTGATGTTGTCGCCGGTCGTCCGTATACCACTCGCGATGGTGAGGAAAAGAAACAGTGGATCAATGTGGGCCGCATGACGGAATGGGATGACGGCGGGTTCAGCATCGAACTGCATGCGATCCCGACCGGAAATTGGTTCGACGGGCGACTATCCTGCTTTGAGCCGAAGCCGAAGGAAGGTGAGCAGCCGCGCCGCCAGCAGCGTCCACAGCGCCAGGATCCGGCTAAACAGTCAGCTGATGAGTTCGCCGACGGCGATATCCCGTTCTAAGGAGTATTGCGGCATGACCACCAAGAAGCCCGACGTAACCAAGCTCCCGAGCAGAAAGAATTCCATCAGCCAGCGGGAGGCACGGGAATTGCGCCGCGAAGTCCAGAGACTGCACGCAGAAGAGGACAGGCGACGTAATTCCTGGGTATCCGAATGGCCCGGCGGCACCAACATTGCTCAGTCCTCGTTCAATGCGGCCACAGACTTCCTCCCGGCGGTAATCCACAACTCGCGGAAGCTTGGACATGCCGTGATCTGCACGACCGACGGTAGTACGGTTCTGTACTACGCATTGCCACTCGCGAGTGTGAAGCTGTGAACGCCCATGTCGAGACGCTGCGGGAATTGCTGCGAACGGGTGACCTGTCAGATTGGCATTCCCTCGATCCTGCCCTGCAAGCCGCCATCGCGGCCCTAGAGGCGCAGGGGGAGGTGGTGGCGTGGCAACGCAGGGTGCGGATATCTGTCGATAAGTGGGGTGAATGGACCGAATATACGGACATGTTCGACGAAGGGCGCCCCGATAAGATCGGACGATTCAACTGTGAGTATCGGGCGCTCTACATCGCCCCTCCGTCCTTCCCCGCCATGCGCGCGGTAGTGGAGGCGTTGAAGCTCGCCGATCAATTCTTTGATGGCGACGATTCGCACTGGGAATGGGACAACGGCGAGTCGTTTCCCGCCAGCAAGATTCGTTCCGCATACACCGAAGTCAAGAAGCTGATGGAGGAATGGAAATGAGCAAGTTCGGATTGGTAGACACCGGCTTCGTATTCGACGTCGAAGCCGAGCGAATTAGCGACCTCATCCGTAGCGGTTATCCGGTTGGGATGCATCAAGCAGTTTTCGCAATCGACTACCAAGAGAAACGACAGGAACGTATCAATCGTTGGTGGCTGCGCGCCTTTCGTGTCCTGCGATTCTGGAGAACATCATGACCAATAATGACAAGAGGATGCGTGGATGAGCGATCTATGGTTGAACATTCGTTTCGGCGCACGACATCTGCAAATTGGTCCTCGCTGCATTTCGTTCCGCATAAATGGCTTCTGGATGCTCCACGAGCCAGATAGGTGGATTGAGGTTTACGAATTCCTTTGGTGGAGCAAGCCATGAGCGATCGCGATATTGAAATTACTTGCTTCATCGACTGCCCGACCTGCGAGAAGTCCACGTTGGTCACGTTCACCGCTCTGATTACTTCGGGCAACGTGCCACAAACGCGCGAATCATGCGGCCATTGTGGCGCGGGAATGACCATCGAAGCAAACCTGGACATTGGAGTCACCCCACATGACCACTAACGACAAAGTGCTGGTGCCGCGTGAGGTGCTTGAGCTGTACCAGTTCATGACATCGGCAGGCTCTCCATTCACGCCGCACCTGCATCAGATCGCGATTTCGCTAAGGAAGGCTAAGGCAGCCATGCACGTCGCCGCCGCGCTGCCTGCCGAGGATGGGTTGCCGGAGTTGCCGGAAGCAGCGGTGATGACTCAGCTCGGACGCGATGCCTACACCGCCGACCAGATGCTCGCCTTCCGAGCCGAAGGAATCGCCTACGTCCAGCAACGCGGCGCGGCCGTCGTTGTGGATGACGACGCGGTGGATCGTGCTATAGATGCGTGGGATGACGTGTTCGGCGGCGACAACAAGCGCGCCGCCATGAAGGTCGCCATCACCGCCGCGCTGAAACTGCAGGAAAGCGCGGCCAGCCAGTCGCAGCGAACAAGCGGCCCAAGGCAAGACGCTCTCGACTGGCTCCAAGCACGCGCCGAGGAAGGCTGCGTGACCATGCGCTTCGAGCTCGACGGTGGCGTGCATGTGACGCTGGAACCTGTGGGAGATCCGGAGCGTGCCGCCCGCAACGCGAACAGCGTCCGCGAGGGAATCGCTTCGCTGATGGCTGAGCCGGTGGTAGACAGATGAGCGGCGCGCTTAACCCTTCTGTCCCGCTGCTTTGCAAGCTGGGATCCATCATCGTTCACGCCGACGAGCTCATGTCGCAGGACGGGCACGAATTCGACCGCCTCGCGCTGGAACAGTTGCTACGCGACGCCGAGGTGAAGGCGTGGTTGGCGGGCATGCGCGGGATGGCGCTGATTCCGGAGAAGCGCAATGGCTGAGTGGCAACCGATTGCGACAGCGCCCCATACCGGAATCGCGGTACTGCTTTGGCAGCCGTGGAAGTCCGGCCGCGACTGCTTCGTCCTTGGCCACTACGCGAACGGATGGGTTAGTCGCGACTGTGAAGACCTACAGCCGGGGCCTACCCACTGGATGCCGCTACCCGCACCGCCCGCAATCGACGCAGCCATCGCCACACAGGAGGGGAAGTGATGGGCATTGAGTTGCGGCCCATTAAGCGCGACGACGCGAGGCCGTTCATCAGGGAGCATCATCGACATCATGGAGTGCCGACCGGGTTCATGTGGGCGCACGGTGTCCACGACGAATCAGGAAGCCTGGTCGGTGTCGCAACCGTTGGCCGCCCCGTGTCACGAGAGCTTGACGACGGTCTGACCTGCGAAGTTACCCGGCTGTGCACGGATGGTCATCCGAACGCATGCTCAATGCTTTATGGCGCCTCGAAGCGCGCCGCTATCGCTAAGGGATTCAGGCGCGGCCTGACATACATACTCGCATCGGAGGACGGCGCGAGCTTACGAGCTGCCGGCTGGGAGGTCCTATGGAATGTTCGCGGGCGGACATGGGACACGCCGAGCAGACCTCGAACTGACAAGCACCCAACCGAGGATAAGGTTGCCTACGGATGGGGCGCTTGGCCGCAATTACACAGGGAGCAACCCCATGACTGAAATCGACCCGGCGGTGGTGGAGAAGTTCGGCGGATACGGCTTGCGCTGCTACACATGCGATGCCAGCGGCCGAAATGTAGAACACACTTCATGGAAGTTCACGCGGGATGAATTGCGCGAGGCGATGATCGCAATCAACCTCCCCGACCTGCTCCGCAAGGAGCGCGAGTACGATGAAATGCAGATGCAGCTGGCCGGGAAAACTGCGCAATACGAGCACGCGACTGCCTACACGGTCGTTCATCGCGGCACCCTCATATATTGCAGCGATGCGATGCGCCAGGCGTATTCGGATCAAAGCGTCGCGCTGGATGCGCTTCTGGCGAGGGTTGAGGCGGCGCCGGTGGAAGTTGTGGAGGAATGGCAGCACGGCCTACAGGTTCCCGCCGCTAGTTTCCAGCGCGGCAAGCGCGTGCGCCTGCTGGTGGAACAGGAGGGGTGATGGGCGCTGAGATGATACCGACTGTCCTGGATCCGTGCTGCGGCGGACGGATGATGTGGTTCGACCCGCAAGACCAGCGCTGTTTATTCGGAGACCAGCGCGACGAGACGATCACTGTCACCGACCGCTCGCACCGAGAAGATGGCACGCGCGTGCTTACGATTCACCCGAACGCCAGGCTGGATTTTCGCGCCCTACCATTTGCCGACGCATCGTTCCCGTTGGTGGTTTTCGATCCTCCTCACCTCGTCCGAGCCGGGCCGCAAAGCTGGCTGGCGGCCAAGTACGGGAAGCTGCGCACCGACTGGCGAGACGATCTGCGTGCAGGTTTCTCGGAGTGTTTCCGCGTGCTGCGCTCCGAAGGCGTGTTGATCTTCAAATGGAGCGAGGTACAGGTGGCCACCCGCGAAATATTGGCCCTGACTCCGAACAAGCCGCTGTTTGGGCATCCGTCCGGCAAGCGAGGCGGGACGCACTGGATCACGTTCATGGCGCCCAATCGCCTCACCGACGACGCCCGCAAGGCGCTGGGAGGCGGCGATGGGCGCGGCTGAGAAATTCCCGGCTGCATTCCTCGCTCTGCTGGACGCCCTGGCGGTGGCTGAAGTCGAGGATTACATGACAGCCCAGGCCGCGCCGGGCAACGATTCTGACCCGGCCCGACCAAATCACTCCGCTACCGGCGACGAACGAGAGGCGGCATAGTCTCGGCCATGCGCGTTGCCGCCTATGCCCGCTATAGCTCAGACCAGCAGCGCGATGCCTCGCTGGATGACCAGCTCCGGAATTGCCGGACCTATTGCGTCCGCATGGACTGGCCGGCGCCTGTCACCTACACCGACGCGGCCATGTCTGGTGCCCGCAATGATCGGCCCGGCTACCTGCGCCTGCTCGCCGATGCCAGCCGGTTCGACGTCATCCTGGTCGACGACCTGACGCGCCTTAGCCGTGACAGCGTGGAGGCGCAACAGGCCGTGCGCCGGCTGCGGTTCGCTGGCGTGCGCGTGATCGGCGTGAGCGACGGGCTTGACACGGGCCGGAAGGGCCACAAGGCCGAAGTTGGCCTCCGCGGGCTGATGGGTGAGCTGTATCTGGACGACCTGAGGGACAAGACGCACCGCGGGCTTTCCGGGCGCGCCCTGAGTGGTGCGAGCGCTGGCGGCCTGCCCTACGGCTATCGAGTGACGGAAACAGGCCTGCGCGCCATCCGCGAGGACCAGGCGACCGTCGTGCGCAGGATCTTCGCCGATTACCTGGCCGGCCAGTCTGCGCGCGCCATAGCGGCGGAACTGAATCGTGAGGGCGTCCCATCCCCCCGAGGCGCAACATGGGCCGTATCGGCCATATACGGCGATGCCAAGCGGGGCATCGGCATCCTGGCCAATCCGATCTACGCCGGCCGGCAGGTCTGGAACCGCAGCCAATGGGTCAAGCATCCGGATACGGGGCGCAGGCTACGCCGTGAGCGTCCGCCCGCCGAGTGGATCACCACCGACCACCCGGAACTTGCCATTATCGAGCCAAGGACGTGGCAGGCCGTGCAGGACGCCATCAAGCGGCGGGGCCATGTCGGTGGCAACCGGGGCCGCGCACCGCGTGCGCTGCTGTCTGGCCTGCTACGGTGTGGAGAGTGCGGTGGCCCGGTGACCATGATCGACGGCCACAGCTACGGATGCGCCACAGCGAAGGATCGGGGAACCTGCGGCAACCGGATGCGGGTCAAGCGCACCGAGGCCGATGCGGAGATGGTGGCAGGAGTCCGGGACGCCATGCTGACCGAGGACGCCATGCAGCTGTGGCGGGCCGCGATTGCCCGCGCGACGAAGGCTCAGGCCGGCGATGCCGGCGCTGCGCGGCGCAGGCTCGCCCAGGCCGCCCAGGAGCGCGACAACATCATGGCGGCGATCCGGCAGGGCATCATCACCCCGACGACGCGGGCCGCGCTGGAAGCGGCTGAGCGCGCCGTGAGCGGAGCAGAGGCCGCCTTGCAGCAACCGGCCCAGATCCTGCCAGACGCGCGCGCCAGGCTGCGCAGGATCGCCGACACGCTGGCCGACCGTGCGCGACAAGTGCCTGCCGCTCGCGAAGCGCTCAGGGCGCTGATCGGCGAAGCGGTCCTCAGAAACGAAAACGGCAACCCCGTTGCCGAGATTGCCGGTTCGCATCTAGCGATGGTAGCGGGGGCAGGATTTGGCCATTGGATGACCGAACCTTTGGTAATTCCCCTCACCGCAAGGCGCGAATCTTAACGGGTTGGCCCAGCCTGAGGCAACCCACAGTCGTTCAGGTGGGCGCTCCCAGCCCCTGAGACGCCCCCGGCGTACCCTGCCGGCATGGCCATGGCCCGCACCGACCCCTTCAACTTCGACCTGTCCCTGCAATGGGCTAGCCGTCAGCCCACGTTCGCCTGCCGGCGCACCGGAGACCGCCTGGAATACCTGGTGGATGGGGAGCCGTACCTGCGCGTAGAGCGCGATGGGAAGTTCGCCCTGCTCTACATGTGGTCGTCGGAGCCTGTGGCGCCTGAGCCGTACAAGTAGCGTGGCCAGCAGCCCCGCATCCCTGCGGAGGCCCGGAACGCTGGATGAATTGGGCCGGCTCCCAACCAAGGGCGGCTCAGCGTGTTCCGTTGCTAGCAAGGGTAGATTGCCGTAGCGACCGGGCCTGGGGTATCGGAGAACGGCGCAGCAGCGCGTAGGGGAAGCCCTACCCCCAATCGCTGAATCCGGACTGTGGATACGTGAGGGCGGAAGGAACCAGGTCCACTTCGCCGCCGCTCTGTATTGAGGTTGCGGGGTACCAGGTTTTCCCCGAAGGCAATGCCAACGTATAGACAAACACACCATTTCTGTAGAACCGCGCTTCCGGAGCGGTCATGTCTAGCGTGACCGTGATGATATCCGTGTTGCTCCATGTCGGCCGCCCAGAGTTTCCTGCGCCGCCCGTCAGGTTGTGATACTCAAATCCGTTATTCCAGTACCCGGCCGTTTCAACGACGCCGCTGTTGTCGCCGATGTACGTTGCCAAGGCTCCGGCAAGATTCGATTTGTCGGCAATGCCCGCGAACATGTAGATGGTCGCTGAGCGCCCCACTATCTCGAACTGCCATTTTCCTGCGCCCTTTCCCATCGTGCCGAAGACGGTAGCCCAGCCGCCGCCCGCTTTGGCCGCGTGCAAGTCTCCGGACGACAACGCGATACCGGAGCCCATCGCGCCGGAATCCCATGTGGTGACGGCAACGACGGGAGGCTGCTTAATGGAAAAGCACCTGATCGGACGCATTAGGTAACCGCCCCAACGCCGACAACATCCAGCTTGGAGTCAGCGGCGTTCCATATACAGGCGAGGTAATGCGTGGTTCCGATGACCGTAGTCGTGGGCAATGTAAATCCGGATGCGACGCGATATTGAGAGCCGTAGGAAATTGACCGTGCCGTGCCGTCGTCCTTGATTCGGATAACGATTCCCCAGCCGTCTTGCATTGTTCCGGATGGGTTGGCTAAAGCGAGGCTAGTGCTCTGAGCTGTGATCGAAACCTGATCGTTGGCGGATGTTGGCGTTACAGTCGTAGCACTAGCGACGGTTTGGATGTTCAGCGCGACTGCATTGAACGGGGTGACGTTTCCAGCGTCGTCTTTGTACTTCGGAACGCCTGATGCGCTATCGATGAAGATCGTGGCCTTGCCAGAGCTTGGAGTAGGAACGGATGCGGCCAGGCGCTTAAGAAAGGTAAGCATCAGGAAACCTCAACCAGTGCGCCATCGAGGACGAGCGACGCATCGCCGTCAAGCTCAATTGGCAGGGTGAACAGGGCTTGTTTGTTGGCGGCGACCGTGAACGTTTCGCCATCCGGAACGAAGAAAGGCACAGCTGCATCAACCGTTCCAGGAATCCACGCGGAACCGTCGTAAACCAGCGTATCGCCTGCAACGGGTGGAGTTATCAGGTCAACATCGGACAGGGCGTCAAGCGAGAGTTCGTGCCAGCCCTTAGCGCCAGATGCGTCGGTGCCGTAGTAGTAGGAAGCGGCGGGCGCATCCTCATCGCCTACAAGCGTGATGTTGATGACGCCTGCGGCCAGCGATCCCGTTACCTGAACTGACGCGATTCCATTGAACTGAGCCAATAGGTCGGATTCGCTCTCAAGCGCGGAGACCCGCCCAGCAAGCGCCGTGATCTGAGCCGCAATGTTTGATGCAACGCCAGGCTGGGTCGCCAGCCCACGCAGGAATCGGTACCACTCCGCCCGCCAATTCCCGCGCTCGTCCAGCGGGGCGGAGTGTGAGCCGGGGATGTTCGACAGGTCGCTCATGCAGCGACTACCGGACCCTCAGCCCGCCACTGCGCGGCAATGGCGACAGTGATGTTTTGGTTGACACTATTGCCTTCCGCCACGTCGAAGATAGCGGTAAAGCCGGATGCGGTGGGCATCGCCGACAAATACGCAACGGCTGGACCGCCGGGCTGCGTGCCAGGGGCTGGCGTGATCGAAACGGATGGCACGGAGCCTGACTTGAACGGCGTCGGGAACGTGACCGCAAGCGAGGCCGTGTTTGAGCCGGACGCAGGACAGGACAGAGTTCCGATCTGGATCAGCCAATCATCGTCCCCGCCAGACACGATGCGAACCGAATTCGCCCCGACATTCACTAATGGATCTGGTTCAGCTTCCGGCGCAACGAGGATGTACCCCGTGGCGTCGCCATTGACCTTTACGCTGTAGCCGGCCGAGCCGGTCGGGTCCGGGAGTTGGCGGATAGGACCCAACACATAGCCCGTGCCAGATGCGAACACCGCCTCGCCATCGTGGCCCACCGGGTCAGGCAGGGCGAGGCCGGGGGCGACTTCCGGAACGACGTCGCGGGTCCAGATGGTCGTGTCGTCGGCGTCCTTCAGGACTACCGTGTACTCGCCGTCCAGCCAGACCTCGTTTTCGGCGCGTCCAGCTGCATCCAAGTCCAAGGGGTTCGGGTTGGCGATGGTCAACGCCTCATCCGAATAGATCGCTTTTGGGGTCGTCGTGCCCTTGTCGTAGAACGTCAGCGTGCCGTCAGGGGCCGCCTCGGTGCCAAGCAGGCTGATAAAGACGGGGTTGGGGTCGTACAGGCGGTAAGCCATCCTTGGCTCCAATGAAAAACCCCGCTCTAGGCGGGGTTGTGGTAGGGTTTAGCGATGGATAAAGAGCGTGTAATCGCCCTCGTTTTGACCCCAATCCTGATCATGGTTTGGAGCGCTTTCCGCGACTGGCTGGACAGGCGCGCGGAACGCAAAGAACAGCGCGATTACTTCTTAGGGAGAGCGGTTGACGAACCGCTTCTTCGCCTTGGGCATGACGGCCGGGGTGGCGGCGACGCTGCCGACGGGAAGTAGCTTCCCTAGGGTAGACAGCGCCGTCCCTTGTGGCGACCCCGCCACCAGCTTCGCCAGCGCATTGCTGTTGAGTCCTCGGCCGACAGTTGCCCCGCCAGCAAGCAGCCCTAGAAGCGACGGAATCGCAGCCGGACCAGCAGCCAGGCCGCCACCACCGAGCATGCTTGCCGCGATTGTCCGTCCTGCCGTCCCACTATCGGGAATGGGGTCTTTCAGCAGGACTTGCCCAACGCGCGCCAGCTCGCGCATTTCCTTCGTGGACCCATTGCGCACCAGCGGCCACAACGATGCAGGCTTGACGTTGCCGCCGCTGCCCGCAACCTGCCCCAGCGCCTTTTCCGTGGTTCGCAGGTTCGCCCACTGGCTGCGTAGCGCCCTGAGTGCTGCGGCGTCCTGCGGCCCTACGGCCTCAGCCGCGACATCGTCTAGGGCCTTGCGAAGCTCCTTAACGGCGTTCCCGGTGGCGTCCGGCCCCTCGGCCTTCATGATCTGCGTGCGTAGCGACTGGTACTTCTGTCCGCTGATCATTCCAGACTGGCCCGCTTCAGTCAGGATATCGTCCAGTTGGTTGCGGACCACCTGCGCTTGGTCTTGGGTCAATCTTCGGCCGGCAGACGTTTCGACCGCGACAAGCCGGCGGATGGCGTCAGGGGACAAGGGAATATTGTTGCGCGCATAGATGGCCTCGTAGCCGTCTCCAATCTGCTTCCGCGCTGCCGCCATCACATCGTCCGAAAGCTGACCGGCATCTGCGCCGAAGGTCTTGCCAACGGCCTTGTTGAAGGCGGTCTGCTGCTTCGACGCAGCTTTGCCCGCCCCAGAGAACGGCAGGTACTTCGCCATACTGGCGGCGGCCTTGATCGGGACCGAATCGCCGACTTGCGACAGATGCAGGGGAATGCCTTGCTGCTTGGCGTAGGCGATAGCCCGCTGCTTGATGGGGTCCACCCTTGCAGCTGCTGCGCGTCCCAGCGCTCCCAACCCCTCGCCCAGCCCCTGCCCTAACGCGCCGACACCCGCGCCGATCCCAGTGTTGACCGCACGGCTCTCGCCTTCGCCTACGGGGGCCAATGCGCCATATCCCGCCCCAAGTCCAGCATTGGCGAGCACGCGAGTGCCCAGCCCCGGTAACTTAGAAATGGCTGACCCTGGCGTTGCGAGCATTGCCACGTCGCCACCGATCTTTCCGGCGGTGGCGGCACCGCTGCCCTCCATGGCGCGTTCACGCTGCCGAAAATCGGCCACGTCATTTGCACCAGCGAGGCCAAGCATTTGCCCTGCGCCGAGCGCCGCAGCCTCTACTCGCGACCCGGCGCCCGCCAGCGCCTGCACGGGGCCAGGCAGATGTCCGAAGGCACTCTGCCGACGGAAAGCGTCATTCTGCGCCTGCTGTGCGCGATACGCCGGATCGGCGGCCATCGCCCGGTTGCGCGCATTTATTTCGGCAAATGCATCCGAACTTGCCGAGCCGGAGGGCGCATTGATGCTCCCCGTACCCTGCGCCGCCCGCGTGTAGGCCGCCAGTGGATCGGCTTGCGATTGAGGTGCGGCAGGCTGGGAGGGCTGCGACGCCCCCTGATAGTTCGCCTGCGCGTAGGCCAGCACCTGATCCTGCGTCGCGTCATCCGGCGCAGTGATTTCGTAGCTGTTCCCATCGGGCGCAGTGATGCGGTATTTCGCCATTACTGGACCCTCTGGATGGACCAGCCGGCGGGGGCGGCCGGTTTCGATGCTTTCTGACTATTTGTAGGAGGCGGCAACGCGCCGCCCGCCGCCGTTCGCATCGCCCGTTCGACCGTTTCGCGATTGCGCGCCTTCTGAGCGATGACCTGAGGCGAATCGCCCGGCATGGGGAAATAGTTGCGGATTTCCTGCCGCGCCTCATCCACGCCGATTGCAGCGCCGGACTCTTTGCGTAGATTGGCGCGTACCCAATTCATTGCGGCCTGGTGGAACTGCTGGCCGTTCGGGCTGGCCGCGAAATTACCTAGCGTGCTCCCAACAGTCATAAAGTCGCGAAGATTGGTCGGGTCATACCCAGCCCCGGTTAACCGCTTCATTTCTTCATTGGCGGTGACCATGCGCTGATAGAAGCCAGCCGCGTTGCGTTCCCCTTCCGTGATCTTGCCAGCAGGAATGAACGTGGTCGTACCATCGCCGTTGTCAATAACCTGCCCGCCAGTCGGCAGGTCGCGTGGCTTGTTCACGATCTGGACCTGACCGGACGGACTGCGCTGGGCGACGGTGCCTTGCGGCAAGCCGAGCGATTGGACTTCCTGCGGCGAGAGCGTCGTATAGGCTCCGTCCGGCTTCGGAGCGCTGCGCAACTGCTGACCCCCGAACTGCTGCTGGCCAACATCACGCTGCGGCAACTGCACATTGGTCGCGTTCCCGCCCGCCTGAATGTCGGCGAGCATGGCCTGCTGTTCGTCAGGCGTCAGGTCACCGACCCTCACCATGCCTGCCGGCGTTTGATAGTTGCCTGGAGCGATGTTCGGAGCAGGAGCGCTTGCCTGCGGCGCCCCACCGATAGTCACTGGCGCAGCGCTCAGACTGCCCTTGTTGACGCCGTAGAAGCCGTTGCCAGTGTCGATGATTTGGTTGTTCGGGGCGTTCTGGCCGAGGACTGCAGTGGTTCCGTCGCGCATGATCGCAATGCGATTTCCCTGTGCGTCCACATACGTGGATTGGACGCCAAGCCCCTGCCCGCCACCGCCCATCGCAATTAGCGCATCCGCCTCCCGGTCGAACGCGGCCGGGTCGTAGGTCTGTGGGATTGGGAGGCCGGCAGCCTGCGCGCGAGGGAGTAGCGTGCTGTTGTAGAGCGCCTGGCGCTGCTCAGGCGTAGCGCCTGCTGTGGATTTCCACGCACGGGCAATTCCGATAGCCGCTTCCTGCTGGGATTCCTGGCGCTTCAGGAATTGGCCCTCCAAGCCTTGGGCAGCACGCGGATCGATGCCGGCTATCTTGGCTAGGAAGCCGCCCTGTTGCTCTTGGGGCGCGCTATACGCCCGCGTCATCAGGTCGGATAGCTTGGACCGCTGGCTGCGCTGGAACCCACGTTCAGCAGCGTCATCGAACGTCTTGGCGAAGTTGGGGTAGATGAATTCTGGCATCTCAGTTTCCGTACCTGTTGCCGTACCAGTTGCCGAACGTGTCGCTCAGGCCATTGAGCGTGTTCTGCCAGGAGTTCGACTGATTGATGTAGCCAGAGGCACGGGCGTTCCCTGCGTTCTGTGCCGCATTGCCGGCCAGCGCGCCCAACTGCGACCCCTGCTGTCCGACCTGAGACGTGGCCTGTTGCCCGTAACCCGCGAGATTCAGCAAGGAATTACGGTAGTCCCCGAACCCTTGTGCGCCAATGTCTGCAGATAGGCGCATGCGATCCGCATCTGCGCCCCCGCTGTAGAGTCTGCCTCGCGCTGCAGCGCCACGATCCAACCCCTGTATCCCTTCGCGCTGGCGAACAAGGAAGTCTGGCGACATGTAGAACGCAGAGTAGTCAGGCATACCGCCACCCTGAACGATGTTGCCCGGAGCGCTACCGCCGCCAAAGCCCGCACCGCCGCCGCCCGCTCCAAATTGCATGGGTGACGTGGACGTGTTGACGCCGCTGCTAAACAGGCCGGCCGGGTCGTAGCTGGTGCCGCCGAACTGGTCCGCGATGTTAAGCGGGTCGGTGAACTTGTCGAAAAGGCTGCGCTTTTTCTTCTTCTCTGTGGTCTCGCCGCCCGTGACGGTGATGCCGCCATAGCTAGGCTGTCCGTCGTAGTAGTTCAGGCCGTACAGCTGCGCCAACTGGCTGAGGGCGCTATTGCCCACAACCATATTGTTGTAGTTGTCCTGTCGGTTTTGATTGTAAACCGCCAGCCCGGCATTTATTGCATCCCGACCGCCTTGTTGCTCAGCAAGAGATGCGCTTTGAGCGGCGTCGCGCTGCTGCTTCCCGCCCAACAGTTGCATGCCGCCCGCGGCTAATTGACCCCAACTCATTGTCCCGGCCTCCTTGCCTGAACTGTTCCTTCGTCATGACGAACACTTCGTATTCGCCATCCTGCCCCTGGTACTCAAACCCCATCCCATGACCGAAACGGGTTGTTCGCCCGTTGCTCGTCAGGCATCGTCCGATAACGCGGCCGCAATCATCGCGGGCGAACATTGCTGCCAGCGCTTGCCTTGCGTACTCCTTCGCCCCGCCAGCGCCCGGAATCAGGCACAAGTGCGCGTGCCAGTCGCCGTTTGGCTGGAGATGGAACCCGACCGTTCCAGTTGGAAATTCATACACCACGCAATCAGCCCAAAAAGGCGTCAAGTCCATCTGCGTTTCGTGGTGGAACGGCAGGATTCGCGGATCGTTGAGCCAACGATTGGCCGACTCAAGCGACGCAAGCTTCACTTATCGCCAACCTCAAACACCGCGAACCCGCCCATATAATCGGCCTTGACCGGACTGGTAACGCGAACCCTGCCAACGAAACGTCGGCCTATTCCGAAGCGAGTGAAGCGGACACGATGGCTGTATTCGCCCAGCTCCCCGAGTGACCCCTCGCGGTTGATGTTGAAGTTGTGGCCGCCGTCTTTGCTAATTTCAAGCGTCACTTTCCGGTCGCTCATGACTCCACCGCCAGGTCCATTGCAGCGTAGATATTCGCGGACCCCGAGGGAACGCCGTCTATAACCCTGATTGCGACAACATTGTCTCCAAGCACATCCTCTGCGGGGATTACGACCGTGGAGTGGTACGTCTCGACGGCTGTCATGGTCAGCTCAGATCCATTCCACCAAACCGTTACGCCGTCATCGTGGTAGACGTTCAGGCGAACGTCCGCAGCCGGAGAAATGGCAAAGTGCTTCCGCAGCCAGATGATCTTGCCGATTGCACCGGCTTCAAATGTGTTGATTTCCTGACCGGAAAGGCCGCCGAGCGCAGAACTACCGAACGCGCCTTGCCCCTCCAACCAAGAACTATCATCGAAATCGACGGCAGAGTAGTCGTTCGTATTCCCTGCACCGCCGGCTTCAACCGTGTAGCGGAACAGATCGTCATAGCCGACCTCCGGCGCAGCAATCTCGATCTGATCGTCCACCGAATCCCACAGCCCGTTTGCATCAACCGCCTTTACGGTGAAGCTATAGGTTCCATAAACAGACGGGGTGAATGCCGAGAGGGCGCCAGCGTTCGATAGCGTCGTGCCTGGCGGAAGTGCGCCCGAAACAACCTTCACCGACACAATCGGCGCATCGCCTGGTGTGATGGTGTAGCTATAGGCCCCGTAGGCAATGCCGGCCTGCCCGTCAGGTGCATCGCCGGTAATCGTCGGGCCGTCCGGCTGCTCAGAGAATGGGACAGCTGCAACTTCTTGTAGGCCGACGTTGAACAGTAGTTCAACCTCATGCAGCTGAATATTCAGCCGATCAGCAGCAAGTACGCCGGTCTCCCACTCGCGCACCAATTCGCCTTGGTCGTCGCGCGTATATTCCCAATCCAACTGGTACAGCTTGCCGTCCAGGCTAGACAGCGCGATCCACTTGTCGTTCCAATAAGCCACATCCACTATGGGCCAATACGGCAGGTCGTGGGACGAGCGACGGTGCCATTCACCTGTGAGCACGTCGTACCCGAAGGTGAACTTGCCGGGGACCGTGAGGTAATAGACCTTGTGGCCGCGATCCTCCCAGGTGAACGCCCATGCAGCGGCGATTTGCGCCTGCGTACACTCGGAAAGCGCCGCCTCAATGCCGACCGTGGAGATTCGGACCGGGGTATAGCCATCCATCCGGCGGACGACGCGCTTGTCATCTAGCCAGAAAACGGAGTTATCCATCGACCGTGGCGAATACTTGGCCGAGCAACCGCACTCGATGACGGTGTTGGAGGCGCGAACAAACGGCGCCGTACCATCGCCAGAGGGTTCATTGACGTATGGCTCAATCGTCTCCTTGCCGAACACCAGCACTTCGCGGTGAGATACCTTCAGGGTGACGATGCGGTCAGGAAGCCCCTCAGCCTCATACTGATCTAGTGTGCTATAGGCGTTAGCGTCCGCCAGATCGGAATGGAACCAGTAACGGCCCTGCGGCTCGACCTGCGCCAGATAGGAATCGACGTAATCGGCGACAAAAGCGCCCGGATAACCATCGTCCGTCACCTTGGCGAACGTATCCTGCGTCGTGTGGTAGACGTAGCCCGCCATGCCGTTCACGACCAGCAGTTGATTGCCACCGCCGTTTTGGTTGTGAGCCATGCCCACGCGGCCGAGGCCAGGAATTGCGCCGCGCGGAATACCTACGCCTGAATTGCTGATTTGGTAGAGCTGGGTACCGCTGACTATGAACAGCTTTCCCTCGACGTTGCGTAGCCCCCTGCCCTGCCCCGATCCGATACTGGCGAATGGCTTGAGGCCCGGAACGTCCTTATGCTGACCAGGCGTCTCCGTTCCGGACTTCTCGGCACGCACAGGGATTCGGTTTAGAAGGTCTTGCGACGACCAATGCAGGTTCGGGTCGCGGTAGTAGCCGACCACGGCAGGCAGGGGGACGCGCGGCATTAACGCGCCACCTGCTTGAGCGACGATCCGCCATGAACGCGCCAGCGCTCGGCGTTGTTGGCTTGATGCAGCAGCGACTGATAGTAGCTCTGCCAAACCGGGATGCGGCGGTCGAATCCAAGGAACGGACTAGCCGAGTACAGCGCCGCATACAGGTACAGATCCGGGTAACGATTGAAGGTGGCGTGCAGCCCATCTTTCAGCGCGGTGGGACGCTGGTAGTAGCGGCCGTGCAGAACATCGCCATCCGCCGCAGGCCCGTTGAAAATGAGCGTGTCGCCGGCCTGGGCCATCTGATACGGGATGCCGCCGCCGTAGGAGTTCGCCAACAGGCGGTCTTCAGGTACGACCTCAAGAGGTCGGCGGCTATCGAACCAGGCGATACGCAGGCCCATGCAGTCGGCAGGGAGCGCCACGGCGTTATCGGCCGCGGTCAGGCTAAGCACGGCCTCCATGCTGGATGCGCGCAGCGGGCCGACTGGCAGGCCACGAATGCCCGTTTGTTCGCCGTCATGGACAAGAGATTCCCCTAGGGAAATCATCTGATCGACCGTATGCGGCGAGTGATTCGACGGAACCTCGTCGCCGTCCAGCATCAGCAACACGGCGCCCCGGAAGTCGTTGTACGTCGCGTACTGGCTCATACGCGGCCCTTCCAAACTCGGAACGGGACATTCGCCGGGTCATTCAAGAACCGATCAATCAGCGCGTTGTCGCGCATGAATTGTGAGAACGTCACGCCCTGTTTGTTGCACCAGTCCATGATTACCGTCTGCTCAACGCGGGCGACGTGTTTCATATCCCCGCGCATGTGGTGCGCGTCGCCCGCCTCCTTGCAATAGGTAATCAGGCTGTCAAGGTCGCTTCCGGATACGCCGTGATAGAAAACGTCATGCTGCTCATCAAGCTCACCAACCCAGGCGCGGCTCATTCGGAAACCCCTTCAAAAAAAAGAGGGGCGGTTGTCCGCCCCTCGCGCTACTTCCCTGTAGCAATGGCCCGTCCTTAGCCGGCAGCCAGAATGTCCGAGATCGCCGAAAGCGGCTTCTCATCGCGAACCAACAGCGAAACCTCGGTGCGGACCTGCCAGTTCTCGGCGTCGCCCACGGTCGCCAACTTCTCCCGCTCAAAGCCGCGCAGTTCAGCCAGCGCGATCTTGTCCGGGTCGATGAAGTAGATCGTGTCGTTCAGGCCGGTGACCGCAGTGGACTGCACGCGGTTCGGAACAACCTTGTGAACACCAAAGTCAGAGCGGTAGAAATCGAACGCGGCATTCAGCACGGCCGGCGCCTTGGTGCCAACCTCGTTCGTTCGCTGGACGTTACCGGTAAAGGTCGAAATCTTGACCTTGTGGGCAGGCGAGCACAGGATCACCGAAGCCGAGCCGCCATTGGTATAGGCAGTCTGGATGGCGGTCTTGAACACCGCTTCCGTCACCGAAACGTCTGTACCGGTCACCGGAGCGGTGTTGGTGGTCGGAACCGGAGCAGCGCCGCCCGCACCAACGGTCATGTTGGTCACGAAGCCATACAGGCCACGCAGACGGCCAGCCACGCCCGACGTACCAGTAACGGTTGCGCCGGAGCCGATGGCCGCAGCCTCGATATCGCGCTTCAACTCGATCATCTTCTTGGTGCAGAGGCGCTTGGCTTCGTCCTTGCGGCCATACTTCTTCACACGCTGCGAAGTGTTGGACACGCTAACGGTGTCCTGGAAAATCTGCGTGCGGTTGTTCAGCAGGGTCGGCTCAACCTGCGCCGCATAACTGGCGTCGGCGCCTTCGATGGCCGAGCGGGTCGGGTCCGGCGTGCGGTAGGCGTCGCGTTGCCACTCGAAGTAGACGTTGTCAACGTCCTCACGCTCGATCATCGACAGCAGTGGGGCGTCGGACGGGTTGAAGTTGTAGATGGCGTCGCGCACATCCTCGGCCACCTTCACGACGGAAGGCGTAATCAGGGTATTTGCAGGCATTTCTCTCTAATCCTTTAGACGAGTGCAGCCAGTCCATCCAGGGACGGGGCGGCCTTAAACCGCTTCATCGCTTCCTGGCGACGGGCCAATTGGGGGGGTTGGTTACTGGTTCCGGGCTTAGCCACTTTCGACAACTGCGAGACGGGCTTCATTTCGGCCTTCTTGGCCTGCAACTCGTCGTACGCCTTTGCCTTTTGGGCGATTTCCCAAAAACCCTTTTGCAGCAAGACGTGATCGGCCACCTTTTCGGAAAGGCCGAACTTGCCGGCATATTCCGCAAGTTCCGGAAGCGTCTTGTCGTTCCAACCGGGAAGGGTGTCCCGCAATGCGCGCTCGGTCGCCTCAGCCTGCTCCATGACCCAAGCTTGCCGTTGCCGGTGCTGGTCTGCTTGGAGGTGCTGAA